AGTAGTAAGGCGATGTAGCTACATATTGGATAAGATGGGGCTTCTTCCAATTCCTAAGATTAATGGTGAACAAGTTGTATTTAAATATAAATCACCTATGGCAATGGCTAAAGGCCAGCAAGATATAGCAGCGTTAACTCAATTTGCTCAATTACTTCAAGGGTTGTTTGGTCCTGAAACATCACAAATGTTTATAAATCCAATGACAACACCAACATTGATGGCCGAAAAACTTCAAATAGATGAAAGATTCTTAAATAATCCTGACCAAGTAGCAGCAGTAATGCAAGATAGGTTAAATAATCAACCACAACCAGAAGAAGAGCAGCCTCAATGAAAAAAAATCAATATATAGAACCTGAAAATTATTTTGATGGATATAAAGATTCAATTGAAAAAAACTCAAAAAATCCAGAAGCTGTAATATTCGACAAGCTTTGCTATATGGCATTTGTTGAATCAAGTTACGGAGTAGAATTTTTAAAATATGCAAAAGAAAACTTCATTGAGCCTGAATTAGTGCCAATACACACTCAAAATTTCGAAACTATAAATACATACTATCAAGGATTTAAACAAGCTTTTAGAATGATAATTCAAAATATTAAACAACATCAACAAAGAATAGACGCAGAGGATAAATAATGCCACCAGAATTACAAGATGAGAATATCCAAGAAAGTAATGTAGTTGAAACGCAAGAGCCAAGCTGGATGTTAGATGCAAATACAGCAGGAGTAGGAGATAGGCCAGAATGGCTACCTGAAAAATTTAAAACTGTTGCTGACGGCTTTAAAAGTTACAATGAATTAGAAAAGGTTCTAGGCTCAGCTCCAAAAGAATATAACTTTGAGAAGGGTCAGGGTTGGTTTGAGTCTGACCATCCAGCAATGAAAGGTCTAGCAGAAGCTGCAAAATCAAAACATATATCTCAAGATGCTTTTGACGCAATATTAGATTCTACTACTCAATACTTAAACGAATTTAGTGTAGATATTGATAAAGAAAGAGCTGAGCTTGGAGAAAATGCAGAGGAGAGAATACAAGTAATAGACAACTGGGCCAAATCAAATCTATCCGAAGATGCATTTTATGCGCTAACTGAAAATATGAATACAGCCAAATCAGTAATGGCACTTGAGGAAATAAGAAATCTTATGATGAACAATAATACAATGATTCCAAATGGTAATGATGCAGACCAGAACAACTCAGAGTCAATAGAAGAAATTCAAATGGACATGAATTCTAATTTTGATAAATACCAATCTGATGCAAAATATAGAAAAGAAATTTCTGCCAGAATAGAAAGAGCATCAAAAAATTCTTCATTCATTGACAAAAGAAGCTAATGCTATAAAATTAATCTTATTGGGTCCTTGCAATACTGCAGGACTCCCTTAAGGGACAACTTGTATCCGAGTCCAAACGGGTAAACTCATCACCTTACAAGCCCTAATATAATCTTATTAATTAACTAGGGGTATAACATGAGTGGATCACTTACGGCTGTACAACAAATTGAATATGATACATTTGTAAAAGCTGCATACGCATCTAAAGGCTTTAAATTACGCGGTACAACAAGAGTTAAACATGATGTAGTAGGCAATTCTGTAGATTGGAGAAAAACTGGTGAAGTAATTTCTCAACCTACTGGTTATTCTGTTTCTGTAACAGTTCAAGACCCAGGATACAGCAAGGTAAATACAGTACTTCAAAAACATACTGCTGCAATTGGAGTTGATTCAGTTCAAGAATTAACTGTAAATTTTGATAGCAAAATGGAAAGTGCACACTTAGTTGCTGCCGCAATGGGAAGACGTTCAGACCAAATCTGTATCGATTCTTTTTCTGGCGCTGCTGCAAATACAATCGCTGATGGCGGTACTAACTTTACATATGCTAAATATACTCAAATGCAAGAATTCTTCGATGATTATGCAATACCAGAAGAAGAGCGTTATGTAGCTATGAGTGCTGCTAACTTCCGTTCTTTATTAGCGGCTCAAGAATTCACAAGTTTAGACTACACTCAAAACAGAGTGCTAGATAAAGCTTTTGCTTTAGAATACTTAGGCTTCAACTTAATTAAAATACCTAATATGACAGAGGGTGGATTACCTAAAGCTGGTAATATACGCAATGCATATGCTTGGCATAAGCAAGCTGTTGGTATGGGTGTTGGTGCAGACTTCAGAACTGAAATTAACTATCTTCCAAAAGAAACAACTTGGTTAGTTAACGGTATTTTCTCTGCTGGTGCTTCTGTAATTGATAGCGAAGGTTTATTACAAATTAACTGCGACGAATCAGCTTAAGGAGAATAATCATGGCTTTTGATTTAGTAAATTGGTCTAGAGTTACAAGCTCTATGAACACGGGTAAAATCACTGTTGATGCTTCTGATATCAACGCACCTGCATTATTCACTTTCCGTTCTGACGCAGATAATTCAGCAACTATTGCTGGCGCAAATTACTTTGCTGATGCTGTTTATGACTTAGCTGTTGATGATTTAATATTCGCAACTGGCTCAGATACTTTTCAGGCGCTAACTGTCGCAACAATTGACAGAGCTGCTGGAACTATCACAACATCTAGTACAGGTATTGCTTCTTCTGTTGGTACTGCTAACTTGGTTGATGATGCTGTTACTAATGCAAAACTTGCAGAAGATACAGTTCAATATGCTGAGGTTACAGTATCTACTGCAGAGCTATTAGCATTAGCTACAACTCCTAAGACTTTAGTAGCCGCCCCAGGCGCTGATAAATTTATTATGTTCTTAGGTGCTGAGTTCGTTCTAAACTACAACACTACTCAGTACACAGAAGCTGGTGATAACTTAGGTATTAAATATACTGATGCATCTGGTGTTCAGGTTTCAGATACTGTTGAAATGACTGGCTTTATTGACCAAGCTGCCGACACTATAACAAACGCAGTTCCGGTTAAAGATGCGATTGTTGCTGCTGCAGGTGCTGTAAATCAAGCATTAGTATTAGACAATTTAAATGCTAACTTTGCTGCTGGTGATAGCCCTGTTTATGTTAAAATACATTACAAGGTAGTTACTGCTGGTCTATAAATAACAAGGGGTAAATTCTAATGGCGACCACTAAAGTTAAAATTATTTCTTCTGCAGTGGCGCTATTAGGGAACGCCCCTGTTACAACTCTTGATAACGCTAATGATTTAGTTATATCTGCTGAACAAGCATATGATTTATTATTACCGTCCGTTCTATCAAATGCTCCATGGCGATTTGCCACAACAATACAACAACTTTCAAAAACTCTTGAAACCCCACCAACTGAAACTTTATATGAGTCTATATATTTATTGCCAGCAGGATATTTAAAAACAATAAGGGTGTTTCCTCAAAATTATGCATGGGAAATATTTGAAAGCAAAAAGCTATATACAAGTTTTAATACAGACGAGCCATTTTATATGGAATATGTATTTCAGCCAGACCCGTCTTTATTGCCATCATATTTTGTTTCGTACTTTGTATACGAGATTGCAGCTTATTTAGCTCTTAGTAACGCACAAAAGCCAGAATATTTTAATGTGTTAGAGACTAGAAGAGTTTCATCACAAGCAATGGCTGTAGCAAGTGATGCTCAAAATAGGCCGAATTCAAGTCAAATAGATTTTCCAGTTCTTACAAATAGAGCAACTGAACAATATATATCTATTAATTTATAAGGATTAATAATGCCTGAGTCATTATGGTCGCAAGATGTATTTACAGCTGGCGAATTATCACCGTTGATGTATGCAAGAACAACAACTGCGGTTTATTTTAATGGTATGAAAACAGCAAAAAATGTTGTTACATATCCACAAGGCGCTGTTGGAAAAAGGTTTGGAACTGAATACCTGGCAACAATATCAAATGCAACTGCTTCAAATCAGATATTTTTTAAATCATTTCAATATATAAATGAATGTACATATTTGGTTGTTTTTACACCTGACCAAATAGATATTTATTTAGAGGGTACGGTTAATAAAACTATTACTGGAACAGGTATTACAGCAGAAGAAATTCAGGAAATTGATTACACAGTTCTTGAGACAAGATTTAGAGTTACCACAGGCATTAGCCAGCCAAAAGATATAACGCGAGCAATAGGTG